ACAGAAGTCGTTTGCATCGGACTGATAGCCTCAAACAAATCTTCTGCGTCACGCACACTAACTGTTGAAATTAAGTACAATACCGGAAGTCCTACTTACACAAGTTACATCACAAATATTCCAATTCCGGTGGGATCTTCTGTCAATCTCTTAGACGGTGGGAAGCTTGTACTTGTGCCGAATGAAAACCTGACGGTCACAGCAGACTCGGCATCAGCCGTAGACGTGCATCTAAGCTATCTGGAGATTACATGAGCTACATCGGAAGCAAACGATCTAGCAGTTTAGTTAGTGCCACAGAAATTACTCTGGACGGAGCAAAACTCAAATCCTCTGGAGATTCGATCACAAAGAGTGATGGGACTACTGCTGTCTTGAGTGAGAGTGGTGGAGTCGTTACGTTGAATAATGGCACGATTGGCAGTGGTGTGGTGTTTCCTGCTGGGCATGTTATTCAATATAAACGAAAAGAAGATACTACAAGTGGTGACTTTAATTTAAGTGGTGCTGGGAGTACAACGGCACAGGCGACTGGGCTATCTGAATCAATTGCTTGTTTATCGGGAAGTAAACTCATTATCAGTGTGGAAACTCAATTTATTACTAACGATCCGCAATATGGTGCGATTTATTATATATATAAAGACAATGGAAGTGGAACTTATGTAAGAGTTACAGCAACTGGTGAAGATTGGTATTTTTCAAGGGCTAGTGATGCCACTCAAACTTATATGAGAGCCATTTTTTCTGTAATAGATCTTAGCCCTAGCACTTCTACAATCACTTACAAACTGTATGCAATGGTGGATAATACATCTCAATATTTTAGAACATATCAGAGTACATCAAGGCCAGCAGTGATGACATTAATGGAGGTATCAGGATGATAAGCAAATCTGATACTATAATCTCATTAGGAGTAAGTGGCATATTTTGGGAGTTACCTTCGGGAGAGATTAAATTTGCAGATAATTATATTGGTCATAAACCATCTGAAGCAGAAATCCAAGCAAAAATAGCAGAACTAGAAGCAGCAGAACCACTACGCTTACTGCGTCAACAACGCAACCAACTACTAGCACAATCCGATTGGATGGCAGTAGCAGACAGAACAATGACACAAGCACAAATCGACTACCGACAAGCCCTACGAGATCTACCAAGCACAGCAGAACCACAACTAGATGAACAAGGCAATCTAACCAACGTAACGTGGCCTACTTATGAGTAATGCACGAACATTAGCAAACACAATCAATTCCAACAGTGAGATCGTTGTTCCGAGTGGAGGAGTTAATTTTGGAACAGGTACAGATGGGTCTGGGACAGTTACTAGTGGAGTTTTGGATGACTATGAAGAAGGGACTTGGACACCAGCATTTTCAGGTGCTACGTTTGCTTACCCGTCTGGGTCATTCGGGGTATATGTAAAAGTAGGAACTCTAGTTACAGTTCATGCTTATATAAGTGCCACCTACTCAAGTGCCACAGGTTCGTTTATTATTAATAATTTACCGTTTACTGTGTTCAATAACTCTGCTAGGGGTGGAGCAGATCCCGTCAATTGCCAATCAGGAATAACATTCACTGGATATGTGACGTTAGAACCTATTGATAGTACCACAACAGCATATTTTGAAGACAACAAATCTGGACTTTCTCGGGCTGATATGAATAGTTCTAATTTTGCTTCACCTTTTGCAGTGCGCTTTTCCGCAACATATAGATCCTCAACTTAATTGCAGGTTAGATTATGGCACTTACAAAACAAACAGTAACCGATAAAATTGAAATAGTTGGACAGTTTAACCACGTTCAAGTCAGAGAAGCAATTCAAGTGCTGGAAGACGGACAAGTAATTTCACAGTCTTATCATCGCTATGTAGTTTCTCCACTGGATGACACAACCGACAAAGATCCGAAAGTTCAAGCAGTGGCAGCAGCAGTTCATACACAGGAAATCAGAGATGCTTACACCGCACATCTAGCAGCACAGGAAGTTGCATGACCACCGCAGCAGAATTAGCATCCTACGCCAGTAGCTTTCCGAGTTTCCGTAATCGGATTACTAATGGCAATCTCAGTAACCCAATTAACCAACGTAGTGCTGCATCCATAACTGCGTCAACAGGGTATACTTATGATCGTTGGTACTACGATGGTACAACTTATTTATATCAAGGCATTGAAGACAAAAACGTCAACAATGGGACGTATGTTATTAGTTGGGTAGGTGCTGGGATCAATGCTGCGTGGAAGGTTTCTACAGACACAACTGCTGGTAATGGTCCAGATGCTACCACGGGATTCACAAGCGTTTCCAATGGTGGAACATTTACGGTGGATGAAGGCACAGAATACAGCAAGCATTTGTGGATAAGATTCGATGGAACACTAGCAAATCTAGATAAAGTCCAAGTGGAAGAAGGCACAGTCGCAACCCCATTCGAGCATCGGCCCTATGGGACTGAGTTGAGTTTGTGTCAGCGGTATTGTCGTGTTTATGGACCTTCAACAACTTTGTGTACAGCACTTTCTTATGCGACAACCGCAACATCTGGATCAATGATATTTGGGAATACAATGCGTTCCACTCCTACGGTTATTCCAAGTAGTGTGTCTACATTTCAAACAACTGCTGGTAATGGAGTAGCATTAACATCTACCAATTTTGCAGTATATTCTTCCACTCCAAATTCAACTGAAATACAAATAACGGTTGCATCAGGGCTTGTGGCTGGTCAAGCGGCTTTAAATCGAACAGGAAGTGGAACACTAACAATATCTGCAGAGCTTTAATCATGTATCAACAATTACCTGATTTATATGGTCAACACGCACAGGCCATCAAACGCCTGTCCGACAACGCCTTCATCCCATTCGACCCAGCCAACATAGACTACCAAGCATACTTGAAATGGTTAGCCGAAGGCAACGAACCACTACCAGCAGATGAACCGGAGGAGCAACCTTAATGTCATACATAGGCAACCAACCGGTACTAAATACAAGTGAATTCCGAGAGGAGTTTGCGGTTACGAGTACACAGACGGTTTTCAATACCTCTGGATTCGTCACCAACACAAACTCTGAGTTTTTGGAAGTCTATCGAAATGGGGTTCTGCTTAGTAAAGATGATTACTCTCTGGATTCTGATGCAGCAACGATCACGCTTACCAATGCGGCAGTCAATGGAGACATCGTAGTTGTCACAGGTCGCAGAGACATTACGAAGAGACAGACAGAACTAGGTGAGTACATTGAAGAGTTTACCATCTCTGGTACACCAACAACTGTCACGTTCTCTTATCCGTTAAATGCTACAAACACTCATGTCTTTCTGAATGGAGTCAAACTTACGACTACAGGTGGTTCCCCAGACATCACAAGCATCAATGCAGCAACAGGAGTCATTACCTTTGCGAGTGCGCTTGCAAATGGAGATGTGGTAACGGTAGTCAGTCGAAGTGCAGTTTTGGTGTCGCATGATCGGGTGTCGCACTATAGCACAGTTTCAGACGATGTAACGGTTCCAACAGGACAGAATGTAGCATTCTTTGGAGACACGGAATTGGCAGGAACGACAAATGTTTACGGATACCTGACGATAGCACATGGTGTCGCAAATTTCTCAGGCACAATTAACGTAACTGGAACGCTAAACGTAGTATGAGCAACGCATCATTTCAAATGAATGGGGTCGAGGTATTCTCTGAGAATGCTCAGGTAGTAACTACTGGTGCAGGGTTCCCTGCTGGGCATCCAATTTTACTTTCGTCATCAGAAAATACATCAGCAGTAGCCAGTGTTGAATTTGACAACACCGTAATTACCAGCACATACAAGCATTATATATTACGCATTCACAAAATCATACCTGCAACTGATTCTGTCAGTCTTAATTTAGCATTTAGTACGGATAATGGATCATCGTTTCGTGATGTAGCAACTGCAAAAATATATAGTCTAATTGGGGGCAGTGCAACTGGCCCAGAAGGAAATAGCGAAACAACAGACGGATTATCTTTAGGAACAAATTTGGGAAATGATGCTGACATTGGTCAATCTGTAGAAATAAGCATTTTTGGAAGTCAGGACACGAATTATAACTATTTTGATGTTAAAGGATGGATTTCTGGTAAACACAATAGTTTACAGTATGCTTGGTGGACATCAGGACGTGTGAATCACGCTAAAACAGCAGTTAATCTTTTAAAACTTTCCTTTTCACAGGGGAACATCGCCAAACACAACTTAAGTTTGTACGGAATTAAATGACTAAGTCGTTAAATGGAAACATTATACCACTTACAGATGAAGAAATTGCACAGGTAGAATTAAAAAATAAAACTTGGAATGATCAAGCATACGAACGCAAAATGGCTGATTTGCGTCAACAACGCAACCAACTCCTTCAACAAAGCGATTGGATGGCAAACTCTGATGTTACGATGTCCGAAGAATGGAGAGTTTATCGACAAGCCCTTAGAGATTTACCAAATACTCAGACACCTTCTTTAGATGAAAACGGACAATTGACAAACATTACATGGCCTGAGAAACCTCAATGAGTGGAACACTACAAGTCGGAGGAGTAACCCTCGCAACCCATACGGAATCACCGAGTACGCTTACGTTGGATAGTGGTGTAGTGTTTCCTGCTAATATGGTTCTAAATGTTTGGTCTTCTAGTAAAACTGATACAGCAAGCACCACGTCCACGTCATATACATCGACAGGCATAACCGAATTATCTATTACTGTTAGTAATCCGAAGAGTACAAGTAGCAAATTCTTGGTTTCGTTTACGGTTTACGTTTCCCAAGGGACGTATCGGGCGCAGATGTTTCGGTTAATGAGAGGCGCAACACCAATCGGAGTTGGTGATTCTGATATGTCTAAGACTCAAGCAACTGCATTTACTGGTGCTGATTATGGGGCTGAAGATTTTAGTGAAAGAAGTGTAACATGCTTATCGAATAGTTTTTTAGACAGTCCAGCTACAACAAGCAGCACTACCTATAGTTTGGAATGGGGAGCTATAAACCAAGCTACAGAAGGAACGGCAATAGCTATCAATCGAGTTTATACCGAGAGTAACGACGCTAGTCACGCTAGAGTTATTTCGACAATTACCGTGATGGAGATACAAGGATGAGACACAAAGCCATTTACAAAACCCATCCAGATGTAGTCACAATCAGTGGTAATAGAGCATACGATAATGATGGTAATGAAATCGCTCTTGATCAAGATTTGATTCTTAACAAAATCGCAGAACTCCAAGCAGCCGAACCAATGAGATTACTTAGAGTTGAAAGAGATAGACGTATTGCTCTTACAGATTGGCGCTTCCGCAGTGACCTAACCCCATCCCAAGCATGGATTGACTACTGCCAAGAACTTCGGGATCTACCAGCAAACTCAACTCCTACACTGGATGAAAACGGACAACTAACAGGCATTAACTGGCCTACACCACCGGAAAACTAATGAGCGGAACACTGAAAGTCGGTGGCAAAACTCTTGCCACGCATGACACAAATACGAACGTATCTACGCTAACTGTTGATGAAGCAAATGTTGGTAGCAATGCGTTAGTTGTAGATAGTAGTGGGAATGTTGGGATTGGGACGAGTTCGCCTTCTGTAAAACTTAATTCAACAATTGCATCTTCTGGTGTATCTGGGGTTGCTTCAACGGCTGCCGGATTGTTTGAAAACAGCGGAAATGCTGATGTAGTTATCGCTGCCGGAACATCCTCTAAATCACGAATCGCTTTTGGTGATAGTGGTGACTGGATTGTTGGTCGTATTGATTATGACCATTCAGACAACTCAATGCGTTTTGGAACTACTGGACTAGCAGAACGAATGCGGATCGACTCTAGTGGGAATGTGTTGGTCAACACGACAGGTGAGATTAGAAGTGCTAATGATTTAGGCGTATCAATAGAACCCGAAGGTAGAATTTATTTAGGTCGGGGAGCCTCATCTGGTGGATTTTCACATTTAGTTTTTGTTAATTCTAATGGGGTAGTTGGGTCAGTTAACACTTCAGGTACCTCCACTTCTTACGTCACCTCCTCGGACTACCGTCTAAAAGAAAATATCACAGAAATTACTGATGGTATTAGCAGAGTTAAACAACTCAATCCATCAAGATTTAACTTTATTTCTGATCCAGACAAAATTGTTGATGGTTTTATTGCCCATGAAGTTTCTGACGTTGTTCCAGAGGCAATCACAGGTGAAAAAGATGCAGTAAATGAAGATGGAAGCATTAACCCACAAGGCATAGATCAATCCAAATTAGTTCCACTTTTAACAGCAGCACTACAAGAATCCATCGCACTTATCGAATCCCAGCAGTCCCAGATTGACGCACTTACTGCCCGAATCGAAGCACTAGAATCCACACCCTAACCGAGTATAATTATGCCAATAGAAGCTTCCTTTGTAGAAATGCTTTCCTCTTT